TTCCGCAGCAGCCATCCAATAATGAGAGCGATTGACTTAGCACGGACCACGCTCCACGGCCCTCGGTGGGCTTACAACAATACGGAATTGCTGGAGCCCTTCTATCATTTTGAACATATCTTCAATGAGTACGAAAGCTTCAAGGAAGCGAACCACCTTACTGACTTCACAGACATGTTGTCTAAACTTGCAGCGTCCCCTGAGCTTGTCCCCAAACTGAAAGTAGTCTTTCTGGATGAGGCGCAAGATCTCACGCCGTTACAGTGGGAGATCGCTCATATCTTAAATTCAAAATGTGAGCGGATGTACATAGCGGGAGATGATGACCAAGGTATTTTCGGATGGAATGGCGCTGAAATAAAAAAGTTTATAAATTTGGAAGGAAGTAGTGAGGTTCTCTCTCAGAGCTATCGAGTTCCTTGGAAAGTTTTTGAACTCGCCAACCGGATTGTCAACCGCATACGAACCCGTCAGAAGAAGGAGTGGTCTCCCCGAGCCGAGAAAGGCAGCGTGAGGATGGTGTCTGACCATTATGGAATAGACTTTTCAGATCAATGGCTTATCATGGCTCAGGCCAACTACATGCTCAACGACATTGCGTATTTTTTGAAAAGTCAGGGCTACTATTTTGAACGGTATAACTCCCCCTCCCTGTCGAAGAAAGTGCGCTCTGCTATCTCTACATGGGACTACCTCTCCAAAGGTAACAATCGAGAAGCCTCGCTCAAAGAAGTCGAGAACCTCTACAAGCACATTAGCAGTGAGGACGGCCGGTTGAAGCGCGGCAGCAAGAACCTTTTGAAATCTTCCAACCCACATGACCTGTTTACCATGGGCCTTCTCAAAGAACACTTTGGTCTCGAAGCAGAAGGTGGTTGGGAACAAGTGCTGGACCGAATAAAGGATGAGGACAGAGCCTACGCCACCGCTATGATTAAGCGAGGCGTTGACCTGAACTCCAAGCCGCAGATCAAACTGTCCACGGTCCACGGTGCAAAGGGTGGAGAGGCCGACAACGTCTTTCTAATACTGGATCTAACCACAAAAGCTCTGGAGCAGCTGGCTAGAAACCCTGACGATGCTCACCGTGTTCTTTACACAGGGATCACACGAACCAAACAAAACCTACTTCTCAAAGAGCCCCAGGATTTAATGCGAGGATGGATGGTATGAACCCTATCTCCCCTGCTTACTATCAACACTATAAGCAAGAAACCATCGACATGATTATGGACATTGCGAAAGACCTCCCCGGAGATGAGGCTGTCCTCGTTGGCAACGCCATCAAGTACCTGTCACGCTACCGGATCAAAAACCCGACCCCTCTGGAGGATGCCAAGAAAGCACAGTGGTATGTCAACAAACTGGTTGAGCTACTGGAAAGCAAGCCATCCTCTGCGCCTCCTACCCAGAAGAAACTAAAAGACGACTTACCGTATCCGAGGGATGTTTAAATGAAAAAGGTGTTAAAGAAGCCTAAATTCGGGGTGCAGACCGAGTGGGTCCCTCTAGAGGAGCTGCCTGTTACGCCCGATGGGATAGCGGAAATCGCAATAGACTTGGAGACCAAAGACCCACGGCTCAAGACCCATGGACCGGGTTGGCCTACAGGACATGGGGAAGTGGTAGGCATAGCCGTAGCTTACGAAGGCTTTAACTCCTACCTACCATTCGGCCATGAGGGTGGTGGCAACCTTGACCGTGGCCTCATCAAGCGCTGGTTCACGAAGGAGATTGCCAAGCACGATTCAACAAAGGTATTCCATAACGCCGCTTACGATGTTGGCTGGCTACGACGCTTGGGCATTGAGGTGGAGGGAAAGCTGGTGGACACCATGCTTGCTGCTCCACTAATTGATGAGAACAGACGCTTCTATTCCTTAAACTCCGTGGCATACGACTACTTGGGACAGATGAAGTCCGAGGCGGCGTTGCGCACAGCCGCTGAAGAGTTTGGCGTGGACCCCAAGGCGGAGATGTACAAACTGCCAGCCGCCTTTGTGGGAGAGTATGCCGAAGCGGACGCACGTTTAGCACTTGAGTTATGGCAACATTTCAAAGCACTTCTGTCACAAGAGGATCTTTGGCAAATCTTTGATCTTGAAACTGAAGTACTGCCGCTCTGTATAGACATGACGTGGCAGGGAGTGCGTGTCGATCTGGATCAGGCTGACCGGATCAAGCAGAAGCTCGGGAAAGAAGTTAAGTCTATCCTGTCTAAAATAAAAAAAGAGACAGGTGTAGCCGTCGAATTGTGGGCGGCGGCAAGCATTGCGAAAGTATTTGATTACCACAAGATACCGTACTCACGGACCAAGACAGGCCTCCCTTCCTTCACTAAGAATTTTTTAAAGAACCATTCACACCCTGTAGCCCAGCAAATAGCCGAGGCCCGAGAGGTGGACAAGATAGGAAACACCTTCCTTACCAACATCTTCCGGTACTCAGAGAATGGACGCATCCACGGCCACATCAACCAACTGCGCTCGGATGGCGGAGGGACAGTTTCTGGCCGCATATCCATGAATAACCCAAATTTGCAGACCATTCCAGCCCGCAATCCACGCTTCTCAAAAACCATTCGAGGGCTGTTCCAGCCTGAGTCTGGAGAGCAGTGGAGTAGTTTAGACTATTCACAACAGGAACCTCGGATTTTAGTCCACTACGCAAGCCTCACGGCCAACGGCCTTTCGGGCTCGGAGGCTTTCGTGGAAGCCTATCAGGAGAACCCCAAGACCGACTTCCACGCATTGGTAGCAGACATTGCTTCTATCCCAAGATCTCAGGCAAAAGTCATTAATCTGGCTTTAATGTACGGAATGGGGCAAAACAAACTCGCTGAAAGTCTGGACGTTACTGTAGATGAAGCCAAGCGCCTGATCGCCCAGTACCATGACAAGGTGCCTTTCGTTAAAGAGCTCCAGGATGCCGTCCAGAGAAAGGTGTCCGATAAGATGGGCAGCGGCTTTGTCCGTTCCCTCCTCGGACGGAAGTGCCGCTTTAACCTCTGGGAACCCAACCTGTTCGTCTCCGCCAGAGCTTTGCCGAAGGAAGAGGCTCTTATTGAATATGGGCAAAATATCCGCAGATCCTACACCTGGAAAAGTTTGAACCGCTTAATTCAGGCCGGGGCGGCAGACATGACCAAGAAGGCCATGGTGCAGGTGTACAACAGCGGGAAGGTCCCTCTCGTCCAGATCCATGACGAGCTGGCCGTCTCCGTAAAGGATCTGGGAGAAGCCGAGGAGATTAAGAAGCTTATGGAAGAAGCCGTGGAATTAGAGGTTCCTTCTCCCGTGGACATTGCCCTCGGACCTGACTGGGGCTCCCTGAAAAAGGTTGCAACGTAAAGAGAAATCGCGTATTGTCCCAGATGATTAGGAGGATTTGATGAACCCAGAAAAATGGAAGTCCATCGTTATCAGCATAGCTTCCTATAGGAAGCTGAGAGCCATGGCGAAACGGGAAATGCGAACGCTGTCAGGACAGTTTACCTATATTCTTGAACAGGCTGTGAAAGAAGATGAACGAGCCTCCAAATCGTAGGCCATCCATCACGGATGAAGTGAGCGGCGAAGGCTTCTCCCTCGCCGTGACTGTGGGATTTGACCCGCACTTTGGCAACCCATGCGAAGTCTTTATGACAAAACGTGGCAAATCTGGAACAGAGTTGGAGGCAACTCTCTATGAGCTGGGCGTTCTAGCAAGCAAAATTATGCAGGAGAACGACACGTCCGCTCAGACAATCCAAGGGCTGAAAAAGGAAGTGAAGTCGCTAAAACAAGCACTCAAAGCGCTGAGTGACTAATGGATATCTTTGGACTACTTTTGGATGTTGTCTGGCTCCTCCTTACCCACTAACAAATTCTCCATAATCTATGCCGATCCACCATGGACCTTCCGAACATGGAGTCAGGAAGGCAAGGGCCGCTCCGCAGAAAACCATTACAAATGCATGAACCTCGGAGACATACAAAGGCTCCCGGTTCAGGATCTGGCGGCTACGGACTGCGCTCTCTTTTTATGGGCCACCGACCCGTTGCTCCCAGAGGCCCTTGATTTAATTGACAAATGGGGCTTTACTTACAAAACAGTGGCCTTTGTGTGGGCCAAACTGAATAAAACGGCAGCAGCTCCGTTCACAGAAAGGGACTTTTTTACGGGCATGGGATACTGGACAAGGGCTAACGCTGAAATGTGTCTGCTTGCCACCAAGGGAAAGCCACAGCGCATGTCGGCCAGTGTCCGAAGACTTGTGGTCTCGCCACGACGTGAGCATTCCCGCAAACCAGACGAGGTGGCGGACAGAATAGTGCAGCTAATGGGAGACC